CATCCCCGCCATGTGCTCCTTGTGCGCGTCCGGGCTCCGTAGGTGCGTCCGGTCGATGTCCTCCGTCGACATCTCCCCAGGCGTGATCGAGATCAGCGTCGCGATGGCCTCAAACGTCTCCGTCGGAGAGGCACCATCGCCCATCATGAGCTGTGCGCCGTACCCGTGGATCGCATCCTCGGCGGCGTAAAAAGAGTCTGTCCGATCGGCCATTGCGTGTCACTCCTCGTTAGCGAACGTGTTTCCAATCCACGATGTAATCCTGTTGAACCCGCACTTCCCGCCGTTCCTCTGCGGCATAGCTCGTGAGCCGCAACTTCCTCGAGATGGCGCACACCTCGATCTCCGGTGGGCTGCCTCCCGAAAATCCCCGCCAGCCTGACAACCCGCTCCCGGCGTCGTCGCCCTGAATCGCGAGCGCGATCTCACTCGCCGAGGCATAGGGATCGCCGCCGGTGTCTTCCGCGGCGTAGACGTCCACCTGGATTCGTGACTGGAAGATCCCGGCGCCGCCGCGCAGGTGCTGCGACTCGCCCTCGTCTATCAACTGCACGCGCACCGCTGGCAACGTCTCGCCCTGCCTCAGCTTCAGCATGAAGACGCGATCACTCACGAGCGCCGTCACCGCGGACAGTGCGAGGATCCGCTCGAGGATCGCCTGCTCTGGCGTCACAGCGTGCTTCCTCCCGGTCCTCCGGTAATCCCAGCGTCGGACGTGGCCGCTCGACTGATCCCGCGCGCGGCGAGCTCACGCCAGATCGACGCCGCCAGGATCTGCAGGCCAGCCTCTATATTCCGGTCGAAGGCTGGACGGGCGAACGGCTGCGCGCCGTGGTGCTTCGTGCCGAGTTCCTGAAACGAGCCGTAGAAGCCAGCGCGCGTCGGCCCGATCGCGACAGCGACTTCATTCCTGTCCTGGCCGCGCGAGAGGCTGATCGACATCGTGTCGCGAAGATCGGGCTTCCCGGGCTCGTGCGGCGCGAGGACGGACATCGTCTTCCGCATCGGCTCAGCCGCCTCCCTGAGCGACTCAGTCAAGATCCGACGAGAGAGCCGGGTGGATAGTCTCGACAGGTTCGCCGCCAACTCCCTCCCGCCCGTGAACTGCAGTTTGATCATCTGCCGCCTTTTCCGGTACTCCTGAATCCTTCGCGCCGCCGTTGATGAAGACACGCAACGTCGCCGTCCCGTTCGGCATCGCGAAGACCTTGCCCTCGTCAGCGATCCGGTGCATTCCCTCTTCAAACACGAACGAGATCGTTTTGCCGATCGCCTGCTTCCCGAGCGCTGAGGCGATCTGTTTGATCGTCTTCTCGTCGCACTTCTCGACCGTGATCACCCGAGCCTCGCGATCGTGATGTAGCGGATCGTCTGCTTCAGGCCGACCATCGTCGCGGAGACGATGTCGAACTTCCGATCTTTGTAGAGGAACCGCCGCAGTCTCGGCACGTCCACCAGATCCGGATCCATGTCGGCCCGATACGATCCGACCCACGTCGTTCGGAGCGGCGACGATAGGTGCCCGTCCTCAAACTTCTCGTTCCCTTGCGTGTCCTGCTTCTTCGCGAAGTACGGCTTCTGTGCCGTCGTGAGGTTCGTCCACACGTCCACCGGGAATCCCGTCGAGCCGATCGACGGCGTCATCTGCTGGATCGTGAGCGCGCGATCCCGTTCTTCGGTGACGTCCGGTTGCTGCGTGAGTGCCACGTCAATAGACCTTGTAATCCGCCCAGAGCGTCGTCGACGAGATCGTCGCCGCCTGCACGGTGAACCCCTGACCCACGATCGAATCGGATCGGTGGTTGTAGTACGACGCCGCCCGCATACAGATCCCCTCGAGCAAGTCCTCGGGAATGTTCAGCACTTCAGGACTCTCGTTCAGGTCTTCCACATAGCCGGCGCGGAACGTCACCGCGACCGCGTCAGACTGCGCGAGCGTCGTCGGCCACGCCTGACCCTGCACCAGTTCGATAAAACTCCGGCGGCACTTCGGCCCGACCTTCCGGACGACGTGATAGACCGACGGGTCGAGCGTCTGGTCGTCGCCGTTCTCGTCGACGTACGTGATAGAGACCACTTCGATCAGCGGCGGCATCTCAATCACGATCTGACAGGCGGGGAACCGGCTGAGCACCATAGCCAACGTCCGCGGCACGAGCGCCCGCTGCGTGTACTGCTCGCACTGCTGCGTGGCGGCTTTGAGCGCCCGTTCGATCCGCTCGTCCTCGACGTTTTCGTTCGTGATCCGCAGATGCTGATCGCGGAGGTACTCCAGCGTCACCGGCTCAGAATCCGGAGGCTCGAGCACGTCGAGGTACCACGACACGCCGTCATCCCATCTCGTCATGCGGCCACCGTCGATCCAATCCGGTAGTGTTCACGCACCCACGGCCAGTTCTTCGCGTACGGCATCCAGGGATCCGTCGCTCCGTGGAAGACGACGACCCGCGCGTTCTCGGGCAACTGTCGATGCTCTTTGAGGTGATTCCGGAAGCTATAGACGCCGTCCGCAGTCGACCACTTCGCCTCGCCTGGCCCGAGGCGATAGCTGATCCAGCCCTGGTCTGACCCGAAGCAACGCGCCGCGATCGTCTGACGTGGCGACCGATGCGGATCGAAGTCCGTCCACACCTGCGACCGCGCGCCGGCGGACATCATGATCATTGAGCCGTTGTAGTGGCTCCCGGGCTGAGGGTTCGTGTCGCCCCACATAATGATCGGCTCGGTGCGACTGAACAGCGGCCGAAGATCTCCCGTGATCACGACGTCCAGGTCGAGCGAGATGAACCGATCACCGAACCATTGCGCCGCGTCCGGGTGAAACATCCGCAAGCGTCGATAGCAGCTCGGGTGCTTGTTCCCGTGCGGTGAGAGCAGTCCGTCGAAGTCGTGCCAGTCCGGCAAAATCTCGATGTCCGGGTCGATGCCTTCGGCGTCATCGGTGACGCAGATGAACCGATGCGGCTCCGGGTAATGGCGCGCGACCATCGCGCGGAGGACGTTGACCGTCGACGGCGGAAACGTCGAGCGATAGCCCCGGCGAGGCAACCAGCGCCAGCAGACGACACTCAGCACGACGACACCTCCACCGGTGGAACGACCGTGATCTCGTGCGTCCACGGGAACGTGAGCCGCAACGGACGCCAGACTTTCAGCTTTCCGCGTTCTTCGCGGATCCGCTGAACGTTCTCTCGGTCCTGATCTTCCTTGCGGCCATACGTCGTCGTGGAGGCGTCCGGAATGACCTCGCGCGGGACGCGGATCAACGGGCAGGAGAGCATCTCGACGCTGTACGCCGTCTTCTCCACGCGATCGCGGAACTCGCCGTCGGTCCCGTAATATCCAGAAAACCGCTCATCGTATCCACCGATCGCGTTGAACATCGGCTTCGTCATCAGCCATGTATTCGGATGCGGCTTGTACGGAGTCAGGTCCGGCGCGTCGACACGCGAGAGCCGATAGACGCGATTCGGGTCCAGGTCGTCCGTCAGTAGGCGCCGCAACGTGTCGGCCGGCAACAGATGATCGATGTCGGTCAGGAGGACCCACGTCGTCTCGGCCTGATCGACGCCGAGGTTCCGGCAGAACAGCCAGTTCCACCGCACGTCGACCTCGCAGCGATAGAGCCGGAACGACGCGATCCCGGTCGCCTCGACTTCGCGCCGTGCCGCAAACTTCGGCGAGCCGTCATCCACCACGATCACGTGTAGGTGCGCCTTCAGGTCGTCCGGATAGGCCCGCCAGGTGCGCTGTTGCTCGACGAGCATTCCCGCGTTCCGGTAGTACGGCAGGACGAGCGTCAGATCGCGCACGCCGCCTCCTTCTTCCTCGATCCCTTGTAGTGCGTGACGTAGCCGCCGAGCGGCGACAGGGCCATCGCATCGACGCGCGAGTTCCACACCGCGGCCAGGTGCGACGTCAGATCACGCGCGGGTGCGCCCGTCTCGAAGAGCCCAGCGCGAAGTACGTGGCAATCTGTCCAGCCGTCCTCGAAACCCAGAAACTCGCCGGACTGGTAGCACTCCACGCACCAGCGGAGCAGATCGAGGGCTTCCGGAATGCGGAAGGCAACGAATCCCGTCTCCGGGTGCATCTCCCCGCGACCGAGGAAGGCGACGTCGGCATCGCCGAGCAGCGCCGCCGGCAGACCGGTCGGAACCGCCGCGGTGACGACCGTGTCAGCGTCCAGCCACGTCAGGATCCCGTGCTCGAGCCGTTCCGCCGCCGCCAGCCACACGAACGGCTTCACCGCGAACCGTTGCGCGTCCCAGATGTAGTTCGACGGCTTCTCCGCGCCGGGACACTGCCGCGGCAACCGCCGACGCGTGTCCTCATACCCGGGAATCTCTCCCGTGAGATCCACGCGCACGCCCACCGGCATCGGCAGCACGGAGTCGAGGTAGACGTCGAGCGGATGCGGCCAGTGACGAACGACGCTCTCGACGCACCGGTTCCCGTAGCGCGCCGCGCCTTCTGCGGAGAAACTCGTCACGACCAGATCACGCGCAGGCGGCATACGCCTCCCTCGGGTCGTCGATCCACGCCAGCGTGTCGATCAGGCCGCGCTCGTCGTCGACGCTCCGACGGTGTCCCGCGTCGATCGCCGTGACCGTGTCGCCGCTGAGAATCAGATTCCACGGCCGGAAATCGCCGTGCGTGCCCGTCAGTGCGCCGTGCGCCCGATAGACCGCCGAGCGCACCTGCGCCCGCGCCGGGTACGCGCCGCCGAGTTGCGCCCAGTTCCACAGGTTGATCCCGTGCACCCAGGGCCGCGCCGGGCCGATCCCGTAAGCGATCGTTTTGTCCGTCAGCGTCGAGGTGATGACGTGCGGCCGCGGCGGATGCGCGCCGCGCTTGCGGACGCGCTCACGGTAGGCATATCCAGCGGCGACGTATGCCTTCGGCCGATGAATGAGATAGATCGGACGCTGGACGCCTGGCGTCACGTGACTGTGCGTCGTCGCGAGCAGTTCGCCGCCGACCGTCTCGACCGCATCGAGGATCGCCTGTGACCGTTCGTAGTTCGCGCTGCCCACGTCCCCACGCCCGGGCGTCTCGATGACGATCCGTTCTCCGAGGCTGAGGATCGCCACGAGCGCGAGCGGCCAGTCGTCGAGATGGTGGAGGACGTTCAACGCGAGGACGACGTCGGCATGTTCGGACGCGGAGACCTCGGCGAGATCCTGACCAGACAACCGGTGCAGGAGCGCGATCGTGTGCGGGTCGTCGTTCTCTCGGCAGACCTCGATCAGCGCCGGCCGTGAGTCGACCATGATGCTGATCGCGTCGAACTCGTGCGCGAGACGGCAGCCGAAGTACCCGAGGTTCGCGCCGATGTCCCAGACCGTGACCGGCCGCTGATACGCCGCGACGACCTCTCGGACCACCTCGTACCGCCAGGCACACGGCCGCTCCCCTTGCGCCGTCACGTGTCCGCGAATCCAGGTGTCCTGATAGGCCATGCGTTACACCGGCTTGACTGCGAGGACCCAGTACGCCGTTGGTGCCTTCTGGTCAGGACCGATCGCGCGCAAGTACTGAATCGAAAACGCCCGCAACAGATACCGCACGCCGAACTCCGTGAATCTCCAGAAGTCCTGAGGTGCTCGGTGCAGCGGCTGCGCGAATGGCACACCGACGAGGAACACGCCGCCCGCCTTCAGGACGCGCCAGCATTCCGCCACCGCGGCGTGACAGTCGTCCACGTGCTCGAGCACGCCCGAACAGAAGACGGCGTCGAACATCGCATCCCGAATCGACGGCATCGACCGAACGTCGAGCTGCAGATCACACCCGGGCCCCGGCTCTGATGTCAGGTAGATCTCGGCCTGCGTGAAATACTCCCGATAGGTGCCGCCGTCGCCGTCCGTGTCGTGACCGCTCCCGATCGACAGCACGGTTCCTCGGATCTGCGCGCACCAGTCCCGGAGGATCGCGTTACTCTCGGCGCGTCCCGGGCTCACGCCGCGACCTCCGGCTCCGGTTCCCGATTCCACTTCCGCATGAAACTTCCCATATGGCCGACGTCGATCGCGTGCACGCCGCGC